GGACACATTAGCGAAACCTGTTACAGAGACAGACCCTACAGCACCTGTCCCAGCTACTCCCGTAACAGCTACCGTTGCAGAAGTACTACCAGAGTCGGCAAGGGGGCTTCCAGCAAGGGAGGAAAAACCTAGCATCAGCTTGGCTCCACAGGCCAATCACCGTCTGTTAGGTTAGGCCAGTTAGAGTGGTTAGTTATATTACGCAAAGCGGTTCGATAAGTAACCCACGCGGAAGGAACAGAATCACCCGCTTCTAATGCTTTTGTTACAACCCAATCAGAATTTTGCAAAAGAAAGTTTCTAGTTCCTCTATGCTGCACAGCCAAATCTTCGTCTGTTGGATTATCTAAAGCGTGTTGAATAGCGGCTAGTCTGCTTGCTGTAGTATCCGCGCAAGCCGTTGCCCAAGAAGGTAACGTTGATATTTCCTCGTTATTTTTATCGGTAAACTCTATGTGACCGGAGGTGCCATCCCACTGTAACGCCCATATATTTGCTGGAACAGAACAAGAGGTTAAATCGTCATGCAAACCCGCCCCGTTTACCGAACAAAAATTGTCGGAAGGAAGTATTGTTAAGGTCATTTAATTTCTCCCCAATAAGTTTTTATGGCTGCTTACGCTTTGAACAATAGCATTGGCTGTTTCAAGATTTGTTTTAACCATTTCATTTCTAAAACTTTCTACTGCGGCACCCGTGCCTCTCTGTTGTTGACTGTTTTCAATTAAAAGAACAGGCAACCATGCTATAGAACAGCCCCACTCCTCGGTGTCCGCGCCTGTGTTGGGGTTATGCCCAGCAATTTTTATAAACCAAGCACAATCTAATTGTTTGCAGGGTTTAAACTTATTTAACGGACAGTTGGCTTTTGGTTCCATTTTCATGCTAGTCTTTCGAAGCTATGATTACATCAACATATGCTACATCTAAATCTATGGCCGTGCCTGTGTGGGTGTGAGAACCACCGCTACCCGTGCTTGTCACAGTGTTTGTCGCTCCATAACCCGCACCAGAAGAGCCGATTTTATTGGTTACCGCAGGAATCAATCCGTAAAGGTTGTAGGAGTGATTGTGTGACGGCATTGTTGATGTAGATATGGTTGTAGCTGCAACAGAAACTGCCTGTGAAGCAAACGCTGTTTCAAAAGCCACAGAACCACCCGTGCCGACAGTGCCGTCAGTTATCCTTAAAGCCTTGTCGTTATGAGTAGTAACCTTTGTAAAACCTGTGGGTGCAGCCGTTTGATTAAATAACATCAACGTACCACTCGGTATAGTAGTGCCACCACCACCCGCGTCTGCCCAAGATATATCTGTTCCATCAGACGTTAAAACTTGATCCGCATCACCAGCAGCTAATCTAGCGGTTGCCCCGCTAGAGTTACCATAAACAATGCTGCCTCTTGTGATAGCGTCTAATATGTTTATTTCAGTTGCGTTAGACGTAACGCCATCAAGAATGTTGAGTTCCGCCCCAGTAGACGTAACTGCGGTAGAGCCTAAAGTAAACTGACCTTCAGGAACAATAAGACCCGCTGCGCCACCGAGAATTAAATCGTCTGCGCTTGCATCCCACTGCATAAACGCACTAGCCGCATCGCCAAAAAACTTTACATCGTATCCCGTATCATCAACGCCTACCGTTAAGGTAGCATCTAGCTGAACTGCGCCATCAATATCCACGGCATCAAGGTTGGTCGTTCCATCAACATCAATGTCACCACTTATATCAAGAGAAGCAAACGTTCCCACGCCTGTTGTGGTGATGTTGCTTGAACCGTTATTAATAGCTCCAAATCCAGAAGTTATTGAACCTGAGTTTAGTGCGCCGGTCGTAACAATGTTTGAACTTCCTGCCGCTGGTGCTGCGGCAATATCAGACAACACTTCTGAAGCTGACCTGCCCTCAATAGCCGTGCCATCCACTCGCAAGAAATCATTATCAGCAACACCGCTAGTAAACTTAGGCACGTTGTTGTTTGAAATTCCCGTGTCTAAAGTAGCAGTGGCTGTTACTGCGGTGCCGTTTAATGTTATAGCGTCAGCTTCTAATGTGCCATCAAAATCCCCATCTACAGCATCAATGTTACCTTTAAAAACGGTGGCACTAACTGTTCCCGTACTTGGGTTATAAGCAAAGTTGCCATCCATTTCCAAGCCAACATTGCCTGTACTTGATGTTGCACCCTCTACGAAAGCAATAAGGTTTTCTTCGTTTGTACTTTCATTGTCCGTAACTAAAACGTGAGCAGAATTAGTTGCGTTTGTGACTGTTGTACCTGCAATAACTGTAGCTAAAGCCGTACCATTAACTGTGATTGCATCAGCTTCTAATGTACCATCAACATCAACATCACCGCTTATGTCTAAGGAGGCAAAAGTTCCAACCCCTGTTGTGGTTAAGTTGGAAGCGCCATCGTTGATAAACAAATCCGCAACTGTTGCTGTAACAAACACTTCCGCGCTACCACTAAGCGTAATAGCACTGTCAGAGTTGGAACTTTCCGTAACAGACCGCGTGAGCGTAGTGCCGCTAGATGTATAAGTGCCGCTGCCTATTTCAAAAGCAGCCCCATCATTTATGGCATAACGCACCGTTTGACCGTTGGTAATTCCCGCCTGTGCAAACGTTTGATACCCTGACAGGGCGCTGCCCAAGGTAATCGTTCCAGTACCCGTGGTACTGGTAGACATTTTTGCACGATTTCCAAGAGATATTGCCATGTCACGCTATTCTAATAATTGCGTTACTTGCGTCTGCGGTGGGAAAAACAATCGTAAAATCGCCAGAACTAGCCGATTTATCACTACCAAAATCCAAAACACACACTGACGGGTCACTCGCTGCAGCCTCATTGTAAATCAACGCGCCACGAACAGACGAGATTGTTACGTTGGAAAACACCTCGTCAGCAAAGTCTGTAAGCGCCGTTGTGCCGCTAGTGGTTGGTGTCACACTGGTTAAAAACTGACCTTTCGCCGTATAGTTAGTGCCGCTAATTTCGTTACTACTGGTATAAGCCGTAGTTGCTGCGGTAAAACTGGCGCTGTTATCATACAACGCTAATTTAAATTGATCACTCGCTGCGGTAAAGTTGTGTGTAGCCGTCATCAGTTCTTTTTTAAAAGAGGTACACAAGAAGTTCCCTGTAAAAGCCATTACATTTTCCTTATATATTCGGCCAACGTAGGATGACCTGCTTCCTTAATTGCATTATATACCGTAGTTCTGTCACTTTGGATAGCCTGTTTCATATAGATGACCAGCAGCTTCTCAATGCTATCTCGGTATGCAATCGCTTGGTCCCGCAACGTAGGGTGCGCGTCCTCAGAGAAAGCAACGATCTTACCTACGCAACGGTGCGCCACTTCTTCAGGAGTTGCTCCACGATTGTTAGTGGTTTGAACATCAACCTTAAACTCTCCGAAAGACATGTTATTCATTGTTTAGCCCTTACGATCTGACCTGTACGGTACTCATCAGTAACTTCTTTAGCCTCGCCAAGCATTTTAAGGCCCATAATCGCTTCACCAAAACGCTTTTCATACAGAACCTGCAAGTCTTGTTCGCCCTTCATAAACACGTAGGCTTCCATTAAGCTGCCATACAGCAAAGCCACTTCTGCGTTTTCACTAAGCCATGACTCGGTTGTGTCGCTTCCAATAGAAGACAGCGTTCCCGTTGCTCCGCTAGAGCTACCCGTTAAGGTTTCTCCTACCGTAAAGTCCCCCGCAGGTATTTTTACTGTCAACGTTGTAGATGATGGCACCGCATTAACCGTTGTAGATTGTGCGCTGGACGATCCAGTGATGGTATCCGAAGTAGTAAAGGTGCCACTTACGCTGGTCATTGTTAACGTAAACGTACTAATAGTCAGGCTTACTGGTCTGTATAAATAATGTAATTCAACGGCGTAACTGCTATTCGGCGTTGGTCCAATTATAAAATTATCTACATCAAACTGACCATAATACCTTGGGCTTCCTGTAGTTGCAGGATTAGGGTTGAACGACTGAATAAAGTCTAAATCTTTGAAATCTAAAAACACTTGATTACTGCTAGAGTCAGTATAAGCCAAGGAAAGCGGTGCCAAAAAATCTGACGGACAAAACAAAAACTTATTGGAAGAGGTCATTGTTCCGCTGGCGTTACGTTGAAACAAGCTTAACTGCACGTTTTTTAAAATACGCTCTTCTGTATTACGAATAAATACGGGAAGATTATTAACAAACGTAGTTTCGTCGTTTTCTGTATAATCTTTTATAGTCTGCTTCAGAGTTGTATATGTGTAGCTCATGTTGTCACCGTGACCTCTCCTACAGACCCTTCAGCCTTTAGTCTATTGCCCGTTAAACCCAAAGCATCACCGCGATAACCTACAGGGTTAAAGCCATACTCAATAGCATCTATCTCTGCAAGGTTTTGCTCCGGCCTAGCGTCTTTTAAGGCTTGTGGATCAGAAACTGTTCTAAACGGACCTAGTTGCGGTTGTTTTGGCTCAAACTCGTCCTTACCAACCAGCAGGCCATTCCACTCCCGTCGCATATCTTTATACCTGTATCGAAAACCGGAACGGTCTGATATCGCAAGAGCATTTTTACCGCTGGCAAACCTACCCATCAGCCTGTCCTAAAATACTGGTATTGAGGAACTACGTTAAACGAAGCTCTGTCCCTGTCTTCTGTCATAGCCCGCTCAAATTCTTCTTCATACACCGCCTTTAACAACTGAACGCGTTGCGGGGCCCGCTTTATAGAAATGTAATACGCTAATCCCGCAGCTAAACACGGGTAAAACCGAAACGGCATGTCCACGGTGTTGATGTAAGTGTCGGCATCATCCATCCGAGTAAGGGCGTTGTAATATACAACATCCGTAGCGTTTTCCGGCGTGGGCCACAGTTTTAAGCTAGGAGTAACCTGCCTGTCTAAGAAAAATTGATTAGGTCGCCCCTGAGAGGATTTTTCTGGTATGGTTTGATACTCTTCTCTACTCAGTCTAAGTAAAGAGTAATCAACATCATCCCTGCGGATTACCGCAGATAAAATATCAATAACGTCCGGCAATAAAGCGTACTCTCCCGTCCCCTGAGTCAGGGTCGCGGTTCTTTGAGAAATAGTCCACTGGTTTAAACCGCGGTTAGCCCACTCGGCTAACATTAAATTTAAAGACCGCTTGGCTGTTTTAAGATCGTAACCCGTTCGAACTTCCAAACCACAGCGTTCAAAAGCTTCTTCAATGTACTCGGCTACATCTAACTCAAAATCTACGCTGCTAGAAACTGTCATGTCATTCCTCGTTGTATAGATTATCGAATATTCGATTAACCCTTTTTCTTCATCATTGCGCCGCCAGCCTTCATCTTTTTAACGGCACCACCCGCTTTCATCTTCTTTGCTGCACCACCCTTAGCGTAACCTTTTTTCTTCATGTTAGATTTCCTCATCTCTCCTCCTGTGGCGGCGCGTTGTGGTTGAGCGGTCTTTGCCGCTGCGGCAAAATTTGCTGCCGTGGGCGAGCCCTTTGTTCCCGGTTTTCGCATGGTTTCTTTTGATCCGGCAGCAATGCGCTTTCGTTTTTTATGTATGTTGTCGTATAAACCTGTTTTAGCCATTAGCACTTCCACCTTTTTCTAGCTTGGCGCAAACGACTGTTGGGGTCTTTAGCAGCCTTTGGAAACTTCTTCATCTGACCCGCGGACCGCGCACAGAAAGACTTGCGCCGCTTGGCGTCTTTGCTTCCCGCTTTAACCTTGCCTGTAACCGCCGTTTGAAGCTTCGATCCGGGGTTTTTAGCTCTGTAGGCTTTTACACCATCCTCAGTCATTCCCGCCCCAGATTTAGTGGAGCGGAAATTCTTCTTGTTTCGCGCAGGCATCTTGCCCTTAGTCATACTTCTTACGCATGTACAAAATTATCGTGTAGGTGTCCGCGCTAGAGTGTCCAACTGTAGTGAAGTTAAGATCACCCGTCTTTCCGCTGCCCGCGTTGTTGGTTAAACCGCCAAACGCAGTGTAGTCGTGATCCCCACTCTGGTTCTCACCAAGCTCAATGCAAAACGCATCCGTAGTTGCGTCAAACAAAATCTTAACTTTCATACCAATGCACTGCCACCAAATGCGCTCAATAACAACACCCGTACAGGTGTCCCCATCCACGCTGGTGTTTAACGCAGAAACATCTACCTTGGTTACAGCACTCTCACCCGTTCCATCCGAAACGTTTGTGAATTTCATGACGACTTGTTTGCCGCCGTCTATAAGTGTCTGTGACGTTACAGCATCTGCCATATTAATTACTCCTTATGTTAGGTTAAGAAGCAATGTCATAGCCAGTGATTGTAATAAGTAATCTACCCGCTGTATAATCTGCATCTGTTGTTGCACCCGCAGTTAGGTAAAGATATTGATCTGCTGCAATATCGCCACCAGCGACCAAACTACCTGCTGCCAAATCACCTGAGTTAATAATCAAAGTCTCAGTTAAATCAGAAATAGGTGTATCTTCAACACCTGTAGCTTCAGTAGCAGAATGCAAATTAATATCTGGATCACCGCCTGCTGGGGTTTCAAGGCACAGCATGGTTACGCCGAATACTGTACCTTGATTTGCCGTTGTAACGCGACCAATGTAAGCAACGCCAGAACCATCTTTACCAATGATGTCACCAGCCGCAGTTGAACGCAAACCCGTAAGATCAATCATAATAGTTGTTTTTACGATGTTTACGTTTGTTGCGGTATCGCTTTTAAAACGCTCTACTTGCGTAACGTAAACAGCAGCAGTTCCTTCAATGCCAGCACCGCTAGCAGCTTCAGTTCCCATTTTCGAACCACTGGTAATGGTAATAGCACCAGTAGTCGCATTTTTAGATACGGTTTCAAAGCCGTTTTCAGACCGAACTGGTCCGTTAAATGTTGTAGTACCCATGTCAATCTCCTGTCTTGGGTTAGTCAGCCACATCTTGTGGCTGTCAGGGATAAAACAACAATACCATATATCAGAAAAAAAGAAAGGGGCAACCGAAGCTGCCCCTTAAAACACAAGACTGTGCGTGATTTACGCTCCGGGTGTTCCGAAGACGCAACGCCAATCTGATACGCCAAACGAGTAACGCTCACGCGCTTTAAACCGCATGTTGCCCGTATCAAAATCGCCTTCCATAGCAGTCTTGATCGCAGCACGGTTAAAGTACTTGAAGCCGTTAGAGGCATCCGTCTTAATAAAGAACGCGTCTGTGTCAGTAAGGAAGTGGTTTACAACCGCTCCTTCTGGCAACATGCCCATGTTCTTCATCGCGTTGTTGTCGTTGTCCGCAGTGCCGCTACGCAGATTGGAGTTCATAACCCGCTCTGCAATAAACTGAAGCTCTTTTGGAATAATGAGCTTCGTACCGCGAACCGCGATTTTTAAACCACGCTCGTCAGTGAACCCTGCAATGTCAATCAACATCTGCTCCAACGAAGTCTCGTTAAGATCAGCCGCTGTAGACAGCAAGTTTCGCTGGTTGCCGGACAGTGAAGGGTGAGCCGAAGAACACAATGCTGCGCCGTCACCTATTGCATTAGCACCCGTCGAAAACGCGTTGTTCAGGATAGACGCAGCCTTGATTTGCTTTGTCGTAGCCATCGAACGAGCCAACGCTTTAGTGTACCGCGAAGCCAGACGATCATACAGATTGTCTTCGATTGCTTCCTCTGTGATAGAGAACGCAAGCGCAATGGTTTCGTGGGAATAACGTGCAGTGTAAGTCTCTTGAGCATCGTCAAAAGAAACCGCGCCGCCTTCACTTTTTACAGGTGCCGTTGCAAAACCTCCGAGCATAACTTCTTCTTCGAAGGCCCGATCCGAGCTTTCTTCTTCAAAGATTTCGCTATGTTCGTTTTCGTAACGTCCGTACTCAAGCCCAAACAATGCGTTCAGTCCCGGTTCTAGCTCTTTCGCTAGTTGTGCGCGAGAAATAGCCATAATTTAAGCTCCTTATACGCCTGTCGTAGAAACAGTAGCCGCCACAATAGAGCCCGTAGGCGCATTGAAGTGGTTGTTTATACGAACAATGAGAGGGATACCCGCACTTGTGAAGTCATTATTAGCAGGATCGTCTAAGATACCCATAATTCTGAGAGCCAAAGTGTTGGTGGTTGCGATTGTGTTCAAGTCAGCCGTGGCTGAAGACAATCCAGTAGAAGTCGAACCGCTGTTACCTGTTGCAAACGCAATGTTTGCAAAAACCGCCGCACGAATCTCTGCTTCAGTATTTGCCGCAGCTACAACATTGGATGTTGCAATCCGAAACAACTGATTAGGATCGTCATACAAGAAAGCCCTTACGGGAAAGTCGCTGTCAGCGCCTGATCCGGGCCAATAGTTAGAAAACACTGGTTTTCCGGTAGTGCTTGAAACGTACTCACATCCACCAAAAACCCCTGCTATTGAAACGTTACCACCAGCCGCAGCTTGCAGATCGTCAATAACACCACCAGCTAACGGAATAACCGCCATGCCGTTAAAGATAGGGTTAGAGTTGTCAGATGCGATACGATACTCGGTCATGCCCGTAGAAGAAACAGAAGAACCCTGTCTGCTTATCGGACGAAGACCATAAGACGTGTCTGTATTCGCCATTATCTTTCTCCATTAAAGGTGGAGCTAATTCTTTCTAGGTCCACCAAAGGTTACACGAGATTGACGATCAGGTTTAGTGATCGTCATGGTAGAATGTGCATTCTCTCGTAACATGTCAGAGTCAACCGCGTCCATCTGGTCCCTATTTCTACTGGAGAAATAAGCCGTTCTTTCCGCTACTGTTTCCTCTGGGATACGAGCCAGCATCAATCCGCCAACCCCAAACACACCCGCATATTTACCTGTTTCAACTACCGGAGACTCAAAGTCAGGGTATTCGTCTTGACGAACAAGTTCCCAACCTTCGCGCATCTTGGCGCTAATGTTCTTCGTGTCATCAAAGCCCCGAGTTTCTGAACGAATCCAACGGTGCTTGTAACCATCCGGTGCAGGCGGTGCGTCTAGCATAGACGGGGGAGCCCACGGCTTACGCGCAGCCGTCTTTTCCCTAGTTTTGTTAGCGCGAGGAGTTCTGTCTGTCATAGCCTTAATCCTTCACGTATTTCGCGTATTCGCTTAGTGGCACACCCAATTTCTTCGCTATTGCGACTTGGCTAGGAGTGAGTCTAACCTTCTTTCCAGTGCTGCGCCCAGAGGTACTTCTTGAAACTCCAGCAACCGTCTGTGCGGGCCGTCTACTGGTGTTATTTGCAGGCGTTCTGAACTTTTCAGAAATGCGCTGATCTAACTCATTATAGTAGTCATCGCTCTGCGGGTCAAACCCTTCTTCTTCCACCAACTTCTTGTGGATTCCAAAAGCCGCAAAAGTCATGGCTTCGTCTTGACCAAACCACTCGTTCTTTTCTGCCCAATCCTCGGCCTTTCGGTCAGGACGGCGCATCTGTTGTTGCTGCGGTTGAGCCTGTTGCTGCGGTTGTTGTGACGCAGCCTCTTTTTGACGCTCTTGCTGCATTTTAGCCTGAGAAGCCCTGTCGTTCTCTATAGATAGCGACGTTAACTTGCGTTGAGCCTCTACCGCAGCCTGAGTATCTCCCAACTCCATAGCACGAGCCATCTCTTTTTCAGTTTGAGCAAGCTGTGTCTCTACACGCGTGGTATATTCGTTGACGTAACTGTTATCCAAGCTGGACATACGCTGTTTTAACGAATTTGCCTCGGCTTGGACCTGCTTTGCGTAGTTCAAAGCCTCGTTTTCACGACGCTCCGCCTCTCGCATCTTCTTTGTAAGACGATTTATGCGCGATTGCGTGGCGCTTTCCGCTTGTTCGAACTGGTCCGCGTCAACGTTAGGCTCTACCGAAACCTCCGTTTCTTCAGAACTCTCTAGTTCTAACTCAATTTGATCGTTTTCTGCCATTTTTTTCTCCTAGAAATGCAAAATATCTTCAGGATTAGAGATTTTAGCCAAAACCTCGTCATCATTAAGAATACGGACCTCGCCACCGTCGATCTTGAACCGCGAACCAGCGTAACGAGCAAACATTACCCAATCACCCTTCGCGCACCACGGACCGTCTGGAAACTTGTCCCCGTCCTGATACGCCAGTTCCCCGACCTTCAAGACATATCCAACCTGCGTAGACACAGATTGCTCCTCAACTACTTTATCCGGTAGATATATGCCGCCTTCTGTCTGACCCTTTCCCTTGTAGGGGAGAATCAACAGACGCCATCCCGTAGGACTAGGCATTTTTTCTAAAAGAGATTGACCCAACGCCGAAGGGTCTAAAGTTGTCTGTACTTTCTCTTTATAAGCATCTTCTAAGTTCGCCACGCCCTTTTTGGCAGCGGCTAAGTCTATTGCATGTGCTTTAGTCAACACTACGCTCCTGTTTATCTAGCAGGCCCTTGAGTTCCTGTTCCACATGATTCAGGGCCTCTAAGTTGCCCATAAGCTCACGATATTGCTCTAGTGATTTAACGTTGCCGTACTGCATTAGATCGACAACGCCCTGTCTTCTTTCCCTTATAACGCGAAAAACAGCTTCTGCAACGCGTATCTCATCCATTCCCAGATTCTCCCATTTAATCTTATATGGGAAACCTACTTGTTTTTTAGTAAACGTGCAACGAGTCGTCCGTAATTTTTATTGGCAAGCAGTATGCAACCGCTCTGTCCGCTGTCGCTATACCGTGAGTGCTGTAACGCTCTACAAGAGCCTCGGCTACCCTGTTGCAAACGTTTAACTGGGAAAAATACAGATCATCCACAACTAATTTACGTTCGCCCCCATAACCGAGATACAGCATGAGGACGAACGCGTACATTAAAACACAACTTCAAAGTGTGGGGCGTCGATAAAGGGCCTGCGACCCTGTGATCTGCGAATGTCGATGTAGCTGTTCATTGCATTCTCCGCAGTTCCGTCCCAAGAACCGAGATCATCTATCGTCCACGCCGCGCCCCAACGGAGCTTTACACCCGCAGCCTCGGCACCTTCCTTCATGGCGTCCGCAATCTCGTCGTATAGGTTAAGTTCCCAACGCCCTCCGTCGCAGTAAGCCATCAAATCAACGGCGTTGCCGTCAATGTGTTTTGATTTCATGGTTTGCGAGGCCCCTTTTGCAACTAATGCGCGTTGCTCGTCTATTGTTCTCAACCCGCAGATGACCGAGAAGTCCTGTTTCGTTACGCCGATAGCGTATTTCACGACCGTTACCAGATCGTCGTTGACACCTTCTAGCCTTGACAGGCTTCGCTTTCCTAACTTGTATCCCATAACTACTTCCCCGCATACTTAGAGATTGCTCTATTTCCAAACCAAAACGCTAAGACCGCCGACATAAGTCCGGCTGTTTCTGGGTCCCACATAAGTTCAACAGCTTCTGTCCAATCGCCGCCCGACTGCCCTACTTTAACCATGATAACTACTTTCGTAGCTACGAACAGTCCGAAAAAGGCATAAGTAATAACAGGACGAACACTACCCCGAAGAGCGTTGATAAATCCGCCAGCGTCGATAGATCGGTCATGCTCATACAGCCCCTTCGTTTCCGCGATATCAGCCTGCTTGTCTAACTCAACCAGTTTCATCTCAGAACGCTTCTGCGCCAACTGCGTTTCAAGCTGCATCATCTCCATACGATGCTTCTGAACCTGATTAGCTTTAAAGTAGCTAAGTACCTCGGGCAGAAAAGAACTCCCAAAGCCCAGCAAACTTCCTAATAATGCCATCATTTCTCTGATCCTAACCACACGGCGAAGGCACCCGTCATAGCACCCGTTACGGTTGCAGTAAGCGCAGTAGCTTGCGTACTAACAACATCCTGCGGTAACGACATAAACCACTCAATCACCCTGATATACATAACCGTCATTACCAACATCATAAGCCGAGGCATAACCTTCCACGCCAAAAACTTCTCCATAGTCATTAGAAACCTCCTTTCAGGCCATCTAATATTTCCGACAAGCTAGGTCGCTTGTCCTTCCTCTCATAAAGACAACTAAATACCTTCGGACACTCGGAAAAACTCTTAGTAGGGTAATGATAACCCAAGCCACCGTACCCCGCTGTAAACCTATAAACACAAACCTTTTGACCGTTTTCGGCGGTCAGTCGTTTCCATAAGTGACACTGAACATGCGTCGGATTAGACACTCCCGCAAGAGTTACAGACAAAATAAGCGCGTTTATCATTGAGTAACCAATACTATTAAGTACATACCACCACCCAAAACGCCTATTATACCAAGACTTAACGCACCAATAGCCATGTTATTCTGTATCTGGCGCTTTGCTTCCATAGCCGCGTAAACAGTCTCTTCCCGTTCAGCCCGTATCTTGCGCCGCATACCCAACATCTCGTCGTAAGTGCCCAAGCCAAACCTGTAGTCCAGCATGAACTTAATCTCTTTCTCTTTTTCTAAAAGGGTCTTCTTGCGGATCACGATATCCATAGCTTCTTGCTCTATGTTATCGGTTCCGTGAGTCTTCTTATCCAACCACGTTGGATTCTTACGCTGAGACTCGGCCTTGGTTATGTCAGCAACAGCACAG